AACTCGGCAATGCAGCCGGCAGCGTGTTCGACGAGAAATTCGTGTGGACTGGCACGGTCGTTCCGTCGCGCCGGCCAGCGTCGCATGGTCGCCTGATTCGCGTCTGGAGGCTCAAGTGAACTACCGCGAAATGACCGTAGACGTTACGTCGGACTACTTCCCAGGCAATGACGATATGCACGAATACCTTGGCAACAATCTAGTGGAAGCGGTTGTGTCTGCCAAGTGGGAGGAAGACACGCGAGAATACTTCCATCCGCATGGCAGCACCACAAGCACGTTCCAGCGTCTGATTTCGTGGGAACTGGTGGCAATCAAGTTGAACGGCACGATGCTCGTTAGCAGCAACACGCTGGCAGACTTCCCGGTCGCGGCGATTGTTGAGCTTGCCGCGAGCGATGCGTTCCGCACCGAACTTGAGCGAGGCACACGATGAGATACCTGTCAGTATGCAGCGGCATCGAAGCGGCCACCGTTGCGTGGCATGGCCTTGGATGGACCCCGGTCGGCTTCAGCGAGATCGAACCATTCCCAAGCGCGGTACTCGCGCACCACTATCCCAACGTTCCCAATTTCGGAGACATGACGAAGCATGAGCAATGGCCTTTTCAACCCGGATCAATTGACCTTCTCGTGGGCGGAACCCCCTGCCAGTCCTTCAGCGTTGCCGGACTCCGCAAAGGACTCCACGACCCTCGAGGAGGACTCATGCTTACTTATCTTGAAATCGCTCGGCGTCTTCGGCCTCGATGGGTTGTGTGGGAAAATGTCCCCGGTGTCCTGTCCAGCAACGGAGGACGGGATTTTGGTTCCTTCCTCGGGGCGCTGGGGGAACTGGGGTATGGGTGGGCCTACAGGATCTTGGACGCTCAATGGGTGCGAACACACGGGCATCCCCGCGCCGTCCCGCAGCGCAGGCGACGTGTCTTCGTTGTCGGATGTCTTGGAGACTGGACCCGTGCCGCTCAGGTTCTCTTTGAGCGCGAAAGCGTGCAGCGGGATTCTTCGTCGCGCCGAACGCCGGGGCAAAGCGCTTCCGCCGATGCTGAAGGTTGCGCTGGAACAGTCAGCAGCAAGTGGGCAAAGGGAACAGGCGGACCCGCAGGTGACAAGTGCTACAACCTGACTACGCAGCCCATCGGCTACCGTTGGCAAAACAACCGTGATGGTCTACAGCAGGACGATGCCGTCGCTGCCATGCGGGCTTCAACCGGAAGCTCAGGCTTCCATGAAATGAACCATCCGGTGGTAGTGGCACACGCCTTCTACAGCACGGGCGGAACGCACGGCGTAAATCAACATTCTGAAGTGTCGCCTGCCGTCAAGGTGGGTAGCGGCGGTGGCGGCGGCGTCCCGCCGGCGGTGGCATTCACACGTTGCGATAACGGACAAGATGCTGCTGTTGACCATACGCCAACGATGCGATGTGGAAGCAACTATTCCGCACACCTAGCGGTGGCCCATGCCCTGCGCGGCGAGGGCTTTGACGCTAGCGAGGACGGCAGCGGGCGGGGGACGCCGCTGATTCCGCAAGCCATGACCGTGCGCCGATTAACAGCCAGAGAATGCGAAAGACTCCAGGCATTTCCGGATGACTACACGCTCATCCCGTGGCGCAAGAAGCAGGCTGAGGACTGCCCGGATGGGCCGCGCTACAAGGCGTTGGGAAACAGCATGGCGGTCAACTGCATGGCTTGGATCGGGGAGAGAATTGCAGCACTGGAGAACAACCGATGAACGTTGACCACGCTATCCACCTGCTGAACAAGCGCGCCGACGAGCGCCTGGCTGCCGCCGCGAAGACGCCACCCGGTCAACGCGAGTTCGTCAAATACTGCCGCGCCGAAGCGCGGTTCTTCGACGCCATCGCGGAGTGCATCGAGCAGCTTCAGAAGGAAGTGATTGAGGAACGCAAGAAGCGCGAGCTGACGAAAGAAGAAGCGGATCGCGCTCCCCGACCCATGCCAGCCATCTTGAAAGGAATGCGATGACATCCGAAATCGTGAACCGACTGAGGAAGAACAGCGAGTGCCTTGCGCCGTCGATCATGCTTGAGGCGGCAGACACCATCGAACGCCTCCGCGCCGAGCGCGACGATGCGCGGCGGCAGTACTGCCGTGGATTCACAGACTTCTGTCCGAATCCTGCACACGACGAACTGACTTTGGAAGAAGCGGCAATAGAGGTGGCAAAGTCATTTGGCTGGGATTGCTTCAAGGAGGACGGCAAGTGAAGGACGGAATTACATTTCAAATCATTGACGAGCAAAATGCTCTGCTTGAAGATTCGCCCGCCAACGAACGAACGTCTAACAAGCATCGCATCAAACTTGATATCGCCGACTACAAGCGATTGATGGAACAGGCATTGCGCGGGCAGGTTGAATTCATCATTAAGGAAGAAAACTACAACGACAAGATCAAGGTTTCGGTAGATCGAATGATCGAACTGGCCGTCAAGTCGGTTCACAATCGCATCGAAAAGATCGTGGCGGATGAAGTCGAAAAACTTGTCAAAGAGCGAGTAGCTGCGATGGTTCAAGGATTGGCGATTGGTGTTCAAGTGAATGTGGAGGATGGCAAGTGACCGTATCCGATCTGACGGACAGGATGTTCGTTGTCATCGACCACCTCCGCAACCAAGGTTTCACCGTTGGGCAGACTGAACGTGGGTTCGTCGCCGTCGATGACGATGGCGTCATTTTCACCGTCTCGCCCGGTCGCACGCATGTCTGCGTCGTACATCGGAAGAACGGCCAGTACATGGAACACCGCTGCAACGGACTTCCTGATGTTGAATGGTTCGATGACCTGACGAACGAAATGGTCCAATTCTCAAAGGGTCACGGCTAATAAGCGACAAGCAGGAGGACGGCAAGTGAGCGACTGGAACGACAAAACCGTGCCATTAGGCAAGCGAAAGCAGGACTTCGTTCGATGGGCTTTGACTAAAGGCATGGACATCAGACAAGCAAAACTAGCCTGCTACCGACACTTCCGAAAAGAGATTGAAGCGCAGGACGAACGGGAATATTGGAAAGCCGTTTCGGAAGCAGATGAAAGGGGAATTCGATGAGTGGTCCGCAAGACATTGTTACTGAACTGCGATCATGGGGAAATGCCGGCGCAGACTTCGTGATGCATCGTGCCGCCGATGAGATTGAGCGTCTGCGCGAGGAAGTACGCCGGCTGCGGGCCGTGATGCCATCGCACATCAGCCGCATCCTCTACGAAGGCGAGGGCTGAAATGCAACCGGGGAAAGGGGAATACGACGAGGACGTTGTGGACCGCGTGCGAACCAGCGGGACGGACGATCCGCTCACCATCGAACTGATGCAGGAAGTCGTGTACCTGCGGACTGAACTTTCCAAGGCGATGCGCCAGGTCAATGCCTACGTGCTGCGCGAAACGAACCACAGGAGACGCGATTGATAAACTTTAGCGTACCCGGAGAAGCGGCCCCCCAAGGATCGAAGCGTGTTGTGCGCTCGAGGAGCGGTCGCATCCTGCTGCTCGAGTCCTCGGCCAAGGTCAAGCCGTACCGCGCCGTGTTCGCGCTGGCGGCGCGGCAGGCGTGGACGGAACCGCCGGCGACGGGCGTCGTGGCCGTCGAACTGCTGTTCAGCTTCGTGCGCCCCGCCAGCCACTACACCTCGAAGGGCATCCTTAAGTCCACGGCACCAATGTCACCCCGCCGGCCAGACTTGGATAAGGCGTGCAGAGCTGCCCTGGACGCCATGACCGGGGTCGTTTACGTTGACGACTCGCAAGTCGCCATCCTGTCGGCGTGCAAGGAGTACGGGGAACGCGCCGAAACAATCGTGAAAGTATGGGGTTGACAAACCCAATACGCTCCCGTATAGTTCTCCTGTCGTGATCGGGCGCGTGCCCGGTGCGACGAGTCACGAGAGGAGAACACGATGACTGCATTGGCACGACTGGACGATGAGAAGCGCGAGCTGCTCGCCCGCACCCTTTGCTCGGGCGCGAGCCGCGACGAGATGGAACTGTTCTTTAGTGTGTGCGACCGCACTGGGCTTGACCCGTTCGCCCGTCAGATTTACGCCGTGAAGCGGTGGGATAGCCGCGCTGGCCGCGAGGTGATGCAGACCCAGGTCAGCATCGACGGCTTCCGCCTGGTTGCCCAGCGCAGCGGGGAATACGCAGGGCAAACTTCGGTTGCGT